GAGCCGCACAATGCGTGTCTGGGAAACGACCGTTAAGCGTGTGGCGTATTTCGGATTCGTGATGAACGATACCGAATGCCAGGAGTTTTTGGACAACAACACCTGACAGCGAAGGGGTTATTTGTGTGAACGAATCTAACAATATCCAGAAGTTATCTGAATACGGCATGATTGCTCCGGACGGAACATGGTATCCTTGCGAGTTCGGAGAGCATGCGGCTCTTGCGGGGCGCATCATCATGCAAAACAGAATACGCCTGAACCTCTCTGATAAGGAAGTCTTAGACATGGCCTATGATTGGAGCGGGAAGGGTCTCGATTACCTGTACCGGCGCGGTTGGATTGCGGTTCGTAATCCGTCTTTGGGAAAAACATTTCTTGATATGGACGCCACCAAAACCGCAACTCAGGCACAGATGAACACCGTTTTCGATTACATCCACAAATATGAACGCTATGACATGGATATTTCCAAGCTCACAGCGTTCTAAAAGGGGAATTGAAATGAATAATACTATGATTCCGATTTTACCGGAACTGAAATCTGCGATGAAGCAGGTAACAAAACAATATCAGTCGGACTTTGACCTCGACACAAAGGTCATTCAGAAAGCCGCAAAGGAAGCGAAAGCCGACGGTAAACCTCAGACATTTCTGTGGTTTTGCCGGGAAAGCGGGACCTACATTGCGCGGGAATCTAACGCGTATTTGAAGGAATCGCCGATGTACATCTCCTACCAATACTATGCGGACCAGCAGAGACGGGAAGCGAAAGGCATCAAGGCGTATGTCGTCACCGTTACGGGACTTGATGGCAGAAAACCCTTGGGGTTCGCAACGCCCATCGACTACTTCAAGGAATGCGAGCGGCAGAAACGGTATGCCGTTCCTGCAAATCGGATTGCTCTGCATTTCGAGAAGGAGACGGTCGTTACGGAAAGACCCAAGACTATCCCGCGCCATCACAGCGAGTACGGAGAACTCAAATCTGTCACCTATCTGCCGGATGATGATGCCGCGCTCGACTATGCGCTTTCCATGGTGCATCAGAGCCGAGAGAAGTCCAGCCGAAAGGTAGGTGCCTGAATATGGGTAAGATTATCGAGTTGACCCATGACGATGTTCAGAACGAACTTGCCTATGCTCTTATCTGCGAGACTATGGAGGGTGCATACTGGAATTCCGGGCGCAGACGCCGTATGTTCAGCAAAGCCTTTACGCGCAGTGAACAGCAGCGCATCTCGAACATCAAGGCTAAGGCACACAAGTGGTATCTCGTTACAGGTGTACCCGAAAAGGTACGCATGAGCTACGACAACTACTTGCTTTGGCAGCGCCTTGCGAACTTCTGTGCAGCTATCTGAGTATCAGCAATACCATACAGTGGGCTTTCCTTTTGGGAAGGCCCATTTTTACTTGCATGTTTGTGCGAACCGAATAGAATGGAAGTGTACGATAGATAACATTCCACTTAGCAGCATTTGCCACCGTACAATTCACAATCTGTAAACAACAAGCAGACCCACCATTTTGGCGGGCCTGCTTTTTTTACTTGGAAAGGAGAAATTGCCTACGACAAACACATTAACTGTAGATTTTAGCTATGTTGCCGAATTGGACAACGGTTCCAACCCGAGCATGGTATACGGCGAAGATATCGCTGAGAAAGTTTGAGGTGAAAAAATATGATGTATCTGAAACAGTTCCCGGATATCTGCCGGGAAATGGGGTTTGATGTCGAAGAAAAAGCAAAAACCATAACCTTGCGCATTACCGACATCAATTACTCCATCGACATCAACAAGAAACTCTTTTTGGAGGACCTTGAGTTGATACTTGATTCGTACAGTGAAGTGCGTGAAGCAATCGCCATTTTTGAGGCTAAAACGAAGTCCGGGAAATACGACAACTTGGATGCAACCGAGCTCCAGAAACTCAAGTGCGTCTTTGACAAAGCCTGGGAAACCGGGCAGCTCAAAGATGACACCGGTATGTTCCAGACAGAAGTGGATTCCTGCCATCAGCACGCCGAATATCTCAAGGCTGTTCTTGAAAAGCTGCTGGAAAAGCTGAAAAAGGAAGTCGATAAAGCACGTCTCTATTCCACGTCTTCCCATGACTTTCCGATTGTCATGAAACAGATTGATGCATCCTGTTACAAAGCATATGTGCCCACGAAATCTAATAATGGGTTCATTGTTCAGGAATACATCTTTGACCTGAATGACATTGGGAAAAACGATGAGAAGAAAATTCGCACTCAGTTCGATGAACTTTTCCAGAGGACGAACACTGCTGACAGCTACCGTCTTTTGGCAGAGCTTTCCATCGAGATTGGATACTTTGCCCCGGTCTGCGGAATTTTTTTCAAAACGATGGGCGACGCTGTGTCGTACATCAAGACGAAAACCAACGTTGACATGACAATCGTGCAGTCTGATAAGACAAATCTCGAAATGATTCGGACATTGGATAAGTTTCACTTGGCAATGCTGCTGAATCATATCTGCGCGGACAGCAAAAATCGTCCCTCCTCCACCACAGGCTGGTATGAATGGTTGGGCAATAACTGGAATTTTATGAATTAAAAAACAATCGCTGATAACATAAGGAGTAAATACCCCATAACAATAAGGAGATAAAACTATGGCACGGAAAGAAATCAAAATTTTCATGGATTCCAAGGAAGTATCTAACTTCCTGAAAGTCATTGACTGGTCCTGGCTGTTCACCTTCCTCAGTGAACGCTACAATGTCTCGCTGAGCCCCCGCAAAGAACTGAAAGAACTGCGCGATGGTGCAGCAATCATCAAAGTCGAATGGCCTGATGAATTGATTGAAAAGTGCGGGATGATGGCTGATGTGTTTTCGTCTGTCAAGCTTGTTACGTTTGATTCGTGTTTCAAGCAAGTCGTGGAATACGATGAAGATAAATTCAATGAAGAACGTGAAGCATGGTTTTCCCATCCGACAAAGATATTCAGCTATCTTGATTGTGATGGCACCGTCAAGGAACGCACTCTTGCGCTGAACATTTCCCTTCGTTACACGCTGTATGACGGAGGCTATAATTTCGCAACACTGCTCTATGCGGTTTATTCCGATGTGAACGGCTGGACTGTTCAGATGGAAAAGGAGTGATATGAAGAATGTGCTCTGGAAAAATCCGAAATTCGAGGGCTTAACGAAGTAAGTATTTAGGAGGAAAAATATCATGGCAAACAATATCAACCGCGAGGGATTCAAAAGGTTCCTCGAGCTCGGCGCTCCTTCGTTCGAAGGCAATATCATTCTTGATTCCGGTGAGCTGTCCGAGTATTACTACCGTTTTATGCGCATACCGCTCGCCTATGGTGAGCATAAGGTAGATGTTCTGTACGGGCAACGGTTTTATGGAACCTTGGAAAATAAACCCGTAACATTCAACCAGGAGATACGCTTCCTTTGCCTCGTTGTCGATAATGCCAAAACCGTCAATGAAACATTGGACTTCAAAACGATTTTCTGCCGTTCTTCTTTTACCTCGGATTCTGTCATAGAGGAAATGGCACAGAAGCTGTTCGATATGTTCCGAGAGAATGTGACGGAAGAAGACAAGAAGAAAATTCTCAAGGGCGGTTATTACGACCAGACAGCACGACAGAACGCTTTCTGTCGCATAATAAAGGGGTATAAGAATTATCGCAGCCCTATTGACAGCATTGTCGATGAGATTGGAAAAGGGTCTTGCTTTGGCCTGACATCCACAAATGCCGATGAACTGGTAGTGGATTATCTTGCTAATCCCACTGGCTGGGCTGAACGGACGATGGAGAGAATCAAGAAAGCGAGCCTTGAGTATTCCGGGCTCCAGTTCTGGATTACATTGGCCATGACGGAGGAGTTAACGGAAGAGTACGTGAAAAAGTACAGCAATCCCGATACTCCTGAAGGGAAATTCAAATCCTTGACAGACAGCATCAAGAACTATAAGAACGTCCGCCTTGGCTTGAACGTCAACGGAGAAATTGACTCTGTCAAGTACCCCGTCGACGGAATTTTCAATATGGATGCCATGTATGATGGATATCTCGATACATGGAACATTGCTACGCGTAGTGAAGAGGAACGCATTGAGGAATTTTTAGAGGAAAACGATGCTCTTCTTAAAAACCGGGATAAGATTCCGTTCAAGTACATTTCGGATATCCATTACGGAAAGAAAACGGTCTGGAAGAATCCAGATTTCGAAAACTAACAACTAAGAAACAATGATTAGCCGGTATAGCGACTGCGTTTTCGCCGTCAAACCAAATTAACACAAAAAGGGTCTGCTGTTTTAGCAGGCTCTTTTTGTTGCAGTTTGCTGCAAAGTGAGTATACTGAATTTATCCAAAAAATAAAAACCGAAAACCCAATTCAAAATCGAGACATCGCCACTTTCTGTAGTGATGTCTTTTTTTGCGAAAATCAAAGATTGCGATAGAGATAATATCAAGAGTCGCACGGATATCCCACGATACGGGAAAGTAATGAATGGTAATTACATCCAGAAAATTACATTGCAATTGACCTTCTGGTCAAATAACAAACTACAAATTTCAGAATAAGGAGTAAGAAATATGTTTTTACTGCAAAACGTTTATACGTCCAAAGAATCCACCTCCTATATTGTTAGCAGCAAGCTGCTTCAGACATTGGAAGCTGCTATCAAGGAACGCGACGATGCTGTGGAGGATGCCGTTGTTAATCATTACGGTGATTATAACGAAGATTCCATTGACATCCAAGAAGGCGCTAACTCCAAATGCATCTGTGGGCCGGATTTTATGGATGTCTGGTTTATCACGAATCTGAACGATGTCGACAGCGATGACCTCGGTACAGATTATCCTATCGTAGAAATCAATCCCGAAGACGACATCAAGTATGTCCTTGAAGAGAGCGGTGCTTATGACGAAGAAATCGAGCGGATGACCGAAAATGGAACATACGAAGAATTTATTCGTAAGGTCAAGGAGCACATCGATTGGAACAATCTGCAGGGCAGAATGATTCAGGCAGAGAATGAAGCTATTTCTGCAGCTATCGACACCATCATCAACAAAGGCTAAAAGGAGAATGTGATATGTTTATCGTAATTAAGAGTGAGCATTATGATTGCACGAACCTCATCTGCAAAAAGGACACGCTGGAAGAGGCAGCCGCAGCAGTAAGGGAAAGCATAGCGCAGCGCATCAACAAGAACTACCATACAGGTCTTACCGGTGCCGATATCACACGCGAGAATGAGGAGCGCTACAGATTCTCTTTCGATTTCGATGAAAACTGCCCTGCTGACAACAGCGAGCCCAGAGTACATGCTACCTATGACTTCTGGAAAGGAGACGACGAAGAAAGCGTCGAATGGGCTGTTTTTGAGGTCACGACTGACAAGCCTTTCTTCCTTCTCTCTTATGAGGAATACGAAAGCATCGAGCTTACGGGCTTCTACGACAGTTTCGATGAGGCGTTTGAGGAAATGAAAGAGTTGATTGCGGAAAGCGTCAATGATGTTTTTGATGAGGATGCCACGGCCGATGATGTTGAAGATATGGAAGACTACAATGTCTTCGTACACTCCAATAAGGATAGCAAAGACAGCGGTGCGCCGCTCGCTTTTGCAAGCTTTTGCGATGATTATCCCAACCGCGAATGGACTATTTTCCACATCTAAAACATAACCAAATAAGGAGAAATCAGCATGACAAAGAATACGATTTGCGGTGATATTACCATCGAACGCATCGACATGAGCCAGCCTCAGCGAATCGCCTATACCATGACGGAACCTGAAATCGACAGCGACACCATTGACGATGCTATCGCGGCGTTCAAAAAGCGCTGCGCAGATTCGGCATCCTCTCATGCGGCTATGACGTGGGGAACCACGGAAACCGACAAGGGTATCGATGCTATCTTGGAGATTGTCATCTCCGTCAACGGTGAGTATTTCGATTCCGAGGTTTCGCCTGCAAAAATCGGGACAAAGGAAGTGCAAGTCCTGATGGATGAGGTCGCGTAAACACAACGAGCGGTAGCTTGTATTGATTAAGGCTGCTCTCGAAACCGGTACCGAATTCCACGACCCGAGTTCTGCCGACATCGCCACATCCACATCTTAATCTTTAACCTCACGCCGTCTGCCATTTGGCAGGCGGCTTTTTGTTTTATTAAAACTACACAAACAACTTCAAATTTGCTGCATAGTAGCTACAATGAGTTTAGGAGATGATTTTGTTGACTAAAAGACTATCCCTTGATGGTACACAGCTCAAATTATTGGCATTGCTTTTCATGCTGATTGACCATATTCATTATTTCTTTGAATTCACCGGAAAAGTGCCGGGTGTTTTCTTCGTTATTGGGCGTTTATCCGCATACCTGTTTCTTTTTTGTATGGTAGAAGGATTCAGTCATACTCGTTCTCGAATAAAGTATTTTCTACGGGTTTATATGATGGCAGTCGGGATGGGCATTATCTACCATCTGATGTCTTATCATGGCCTTTTGCTTCGAAGAGATGGCTTTTATCCAATCAACGGCATCCTTTTAAACCTCGTTATCCTTTGTATCATCTGGCAAGGAATAGACTGGGTAAAAGAAGGACAAACAGCAAAAGGAATTATTGCTGTATTTCTTCCGTTTTGGTATGGCTGTATCGCCGAAATGCTTATTTCGATAAACAGCCTTCATCATTTTTTTGTTTTAGCTAATCATTCTTTTCTCCCAAATTGGGGTACTCTGGCAGATGGCGGGTTACCATACATTGTTGTTGGTATTGTCCTTTATATATTTAAAGATAATCGGAAATTACAATGCATCACCTATATCATCGCTTCTCTTTCTATGCAAGTCCTGTTTCGAGGATGGTTATGGTCTGCAAACGACCCTGCGTTTACATGGAGTAAGCTTGTTACAGACCTGAACTATTGCCAGTGGCTCAGTGTTTTCACAGTGGTTTTCTTTCTCCTTTATAACGGGAAGAAGGGAAGAGGATGCAAGCAACTATTCTATTGGTTCTATCCCATTCATGTTTATGTTTTGTATTTTCTATCCTGCGTTTGCCAAACATTGCATCCGTGATTCGCAAAAGCCGTCTTGCTATTTGCTGCAAAGTCGATATACTGAAATCATCGAAAAATAAAAAAGCAAACAAAATTCAAAATCGATATACCGCTATCTCATAAGAGGTGGCGGTATTTTTGTTTGTTCAAATAATTGAAAGGATGTGGTTCCTCCGTAGTGTTTTACAAAGTTTTTCAAAAGTTTAGTATCGTATCATCGTCAAAAAACAGGGGTGACATAACGTTTTGTTAGGTCATGATTTGGAGGATTAACGTATGTATCATCATATTCCAAAGGTCTTTTTGTCAGAAATTTTCGGCGAGCTGCGCATCATCGAAGACAATAATAAGTTTTATTTCTGCGCCAACGATATCTGCTCTGCATTGGGATACGCAAACGTATCCCGTGAGCTCAACCTGCATTGCCGTCAGGATGGCATCACATCGAGCCACGTTGACTGCAATGGCGTTCCGCGAATCATGAAGTTTATCTCCGAGGGCAACGTGTACCGTCTGATTTGCGGTTCCCATAAACCCGACGCAGAAATGTTCGAGAAGTGGGTTTTCGATGAGTTGCTGCCGACAATCCGTGCAACAGGCGGCTATGTCAATGACCCGGTCGTTTTTGTGAATGAGTGGCTCCCTAACACGGACGAAAAGACGAAAGAGCTGCTTGTCACATCTCTGGAAGCGGTTAAGCGTCAGGATAAAATCATTGGTGTTCAGAAGGAAAGCGTAGACTTCCATCACGCCGTCACAGCAGCTACCAACTGCATCGAGATTGGTGAGTTCGCGAAGTATCTGAGCAACAACAAGATTAGCATCGGCCGCAATAGACTCTTTGCATGGCTCCGTGAACAGAAGTACCTTGACAGCAACAATATGCCGTACCAGAAGTACGCCGATAAGAATCAGCTCGGTCTGTTTAAGACTATCGAGAGCGTGTATTATATCGGGAACAGTGCTCGCACATCGCACAAGACTCTTATCACACCTAAAGGACAGGTCTATCTCGCAAAGAAAATTGCCCAGTTTTATAAGTGATTTGATTTTTGCTGCAAAGTAAATATACTTAGGGTATCCTAAAAATAAAAAGCACAAGCAAAATTCAAAATCGATATACCGCTATCTCATAAGAGGTGGCGGTATTTTGTTTGCAATGAACAATCAAAAAGGAGAGAAAAAATTATGATGAACTCTATTATTTCCCTGAACGACATGATTTCCAAGGCTCTGGAGTGTGTTGACGCAGAGCGCAACGCAAAGACCCGCAAGAAATCTCATACCAGCAAATCTCGTAAGCAGGACTTCTCTCGCGCAAAGCGTCACGCCAAGCACTGCCAGTACAAGCAGCAGCGCAACGAAAAGCTCGTCCATCCTGCCATCAACCGCAACGCACAGCGTTCCATTGATGAAGCAAACTGTAAGCTGATGGAATACATCCTCTGCATCGATGATGCAGCTACTACTCGCCCGTATTATGTTACGGATGAAGAAGCTGCTTATCGCAACGAACTGACTGAGGCCATTCTTAAGGCGCAGCATTTCTTCTATTGGTGTGGCAACAGCAAATACGTCGATGAGGCGTACGCTCACGGCCACGAAATGCTTGACGGGCTTTCTTTGAAAGAGTTGAAGCTTATTGCTTATATCTCCGGTATCAAGACCGTCTCGCGCAAGGAAGTGTCTGTGTACGATACTATTGGCTACGACGATGCGTGGTGGCCCATTTACGGTTACCGCTTGATTGACCCCAGCGAATATTGCTGGTCTGTCATCTATGAGTTCGGATTGCTGTTCGACTACGAAGACAATCGTTGCAAGGATTGCCGAAAAGGAGCATAACATATGAACATTGAAATTTATGAGGATACTTACAACATCGCCGTAAATCAGTATCTGAGCCGTAAAACTGCCGGGAGCAAGCGCCGGAAAGAGGCGTTCCGCAGTAAGAAACGCCGCAGCCGCGTTCTTCGTGACAAATACGGTTTTATCGCTGACGGCAAGATGCTTTCCAAGCTCGGTAAAAGCTATTACAACGGGCACGCTCAGTGCGAGGAATGGCGTAATCGTTGCGTTGCAAAGCGCAAAAGCAACAGTTGTTCCTATAAGACCGTTTCTGAGCGCCGTCGTATCGAGATGGCTGACCGCAAGATGACGGAGTACATCATCGGTATCGATGCTGACTATGACCCGGCATTGGAAAAGTATTACGCTGATTTGCTCGCACATCTGGATTATATCAGCGGCCATTGTGACGATGTTGATGATGATTGGACTTTTTTCGTATAAGAGAGGAGAAATAATATGGCTTATATCTGCAATAAAAATATCAAGTGTGCTGATTGCGAGCATTATCGCCGCAATCCTGATGAGGACCGCATGTTCTGTTATGCGGAAGTTGACGAAAAGGCCGAAGAGGCTAAGAACAAGGCCGCAAAAGCAGCTTATGTCGTGGTGAACCACTACTCCAACGAGAATATCAGTGAGTTCGACTCTGTTTCCATTCTGGAAAAGGCGTTCTTCTCTTTGGATAATGCCATCAAGGCAGCTAATGCTGCGTTTGCCGAGGATAAGGCGAATGGCGTAGACCATGGTGACACCGAACCCATCACGGCAGATGACTGTACCGCTTTTGATGAGGCACCGCTTTATTGTATCGGTGAAGCTGAGCCGGATAACTACGAGTGCTATCATAACTTCTACGCAGTTTTCCCGATTAGCGTTCGATAAATAATCTCAGCCGCTCCTGAAATGGGGCGGCTGTTTTTTTCTAAAAAATACTTGCTAATTGCTGCAAAGTTAATATCATTAAATTATACTCATAAATAAAAAGTTTCGACGTACCCCACATACGTCTAAATTGGTTATATAAATCGACTAAGTCGCTATCTCTACCGAGATTGCGGCTTTTTTGTTTTTTGAGTATTGAATCACCTTCCATAGGTGAGATTGGCCGAAGTGATTTGGCTGAGGATACATAAAAACTATCTTTGAATAAAATCAGAAAGAGGTATTTTTATGTCTACCAATTCCATTTTTGTCCCCTACACCGGTCTCCGTTCCACTGCAAACGCTGTTGGCGCTTACGTCAAGGATTGGAAGTCCGTCGCACAGTCCTCCTTCGTCCCCGAAGACCTTATGAAACCCGGTTTACCGTAACGCCAAGCACTGTGAAATCAACGGTGAAAAGGTTATCGTCGGAGGTGTCAGCGACGGTCATCAGGTCATGTTCTTCAATGCTTTTGTCGGCATTGACGGCGATGGGCAAATCAAAACCATTATTGGTGATGATAACGACCACGTTATGATGGGCTTTTCTGGAAGCAAAATCCGACGTGTCCGTCCATGCAAAGGTGTCATCCCCGACATGTCTTACTCGGAATTCAAAGAGGCGCTTAGCAGTAAGCAGACTTCGAAGATGCCTAGGCGCATTGTCGATGGCATCCTGCTCCAGACCGTGTCAAACACGGTTTACTGGATTTGCCCCGGTGAAGTCGAGGTTCAGCAGGATAACGACGATGGCACTGGCTGGTTCTGAGCCAGTATACTGAGCCTATTTGAGAGGCGTAAATACAAGGTCTATGTATAGAGACCATTATGAGCCATTCATGGCATAAATCAGCATACTGTTAATGCTGTTATTATAAATACAAGACTATTTCTAACGAAATTGTTTTGGGAAAGGAGCTGCTTGTGGGGAGCAGCTTCTTTTTTTTGCGCAATTTTTCTTGCTGTTTGCTGCAAAGTAAATATACTTGAGTCACAAAACGGGCTGAAACTGTTTGGTTTCAGCATTTTTTCACCTACATACAAGAAGGAGGAATATGTATGTATTCAGCAGAAACTGCGGCTCTGAATGCCATTCTCGGTATTTTTAGTACCATCTGGCTGCTCGTTCTGGCATTCTTCGTCATCAACATCGTCGCGAACTGGAAAATCTTCACGAAAGCCAATCAGCCGGGTTGGGCATCTATCGTTCCGTTCTATAAATCTTACATTGCGTTCAAGATTTATTGGGGCAACGGCTGGCTCTTTTTGGTCCCGCTCGTTCTGGGCCTGCTCGGCTTTATCCCGCTGCTCGGCACACTGCTCGTCATTGCCGGTGTAGTCATTAACGTCATCACCCAGTACAAGAAAGCGGTTGCTTTTGGTCAAGGTATCGGTTTCACGATTGGTCTGGTTCTCGTCAGCCCCATCTTCAACATGATTCTCGGTTTGGGCAACTACCAGTATCTCGGCATTCCGCAGGACGGTTACTCTTATGACCAGTTGAAGGTCAAATACGATAACCGTAAAGCGGAACAAAAGAGCACTCAAACTACTTATACTCAGCCCTCAGCAGAACCTCAGCAGGCTCCCAATATGCACTACCAGAACCCCAATGCGCAGCCTCAGCAGCCTGCAAATCCTCAGCCTACCTATCAGGCTCCTGTGCAGGAAACTGCTCCGCAGCAGCCCCAGCAGCCCTCTGACACGCAGGCGCAGTAACTTATAGAAGCGCATAAAGCAAAGACCGTTCCTCGAAAAGAGGAACGGTCTTTTTTTATTCAGAAAGGAGATTTTTAACGGTCTTCACACGGTATTCTTTGCGAACGATAGTATCACCATCATCGTTGGTTTCGAATTTAGGAGTTCCACTGAGTGATACAACCGCGCCGTCTTTCAGCAGATATCCGAATGTCGCATATGCTCCCGTAAAAGCAACACACGAAATGGAATCCGTTTCGTCATCCAGCATGAATTTTGCCATAGGAGCATGGTCAGATTTCCTGTAAATGATTTTGAAATCGCGGATACGCCCTGCAATGTCCGTTCTGCCCCTGTCATTGAGGGTAAGTTCACCGATTGCTCTGTCTCTGTTTACGGATTTTGTGATGACAGACAGGTAAGGCTGAACAGGAGTACCGGAGACATAAGCCCCTAACAATTCGAGTTCGTATCCGAGTTTTGTGTCAATGTCGTATTCTTCTTTTTGCTGGATACATTCATCCGGCAATCCCCAACTATCCATAAGATGACGATAAAGATTATCTCCCGCAAGAGTTTCGTCCTCTTTTATGGCAGACTTCATTGCCTTTTTACAACTTTCGCAAGCAGGAGCAAGCGCTTCATCGTATTGCCTGCGTGTCTCGCCGTCCTGCATAAGGCAATCCAATGCACCGGCGCGAATCAGAGCGGTACATACACCCATATCTACGCCATATACAATAGAGCGAACAATGAAATCTTTATAGTCTTTACAGGGGCCAAGATGATGTGCGTTAGGGTTAGATTTTTTCGTATCCCGCAAATCGTAAATGATTTGTGCTGCTGCAGAAACACCCTTTATAGCCTTGATGCCAAAACGAATCTGCTTGTTGTTTCCCGGCATCGGAGCAAAGTTCGGAACACCGGAATTGATATCAGGTTGAAGGAGTGTAAGTCCTGCATATTTCAGGTCAGACAGAAACAGCTTCAATTTTTCCGGCGTATAACTCAACTGCGCAGAGAGATATTCGCACGGGAAATAATATTTAAGAAATGCCGTGTAGTAGGAAACGATACTGTATGCTGCTGCATGGCTTTTATTGAACGCATAGGAAGCAAATGCAAGCAGACGAATCCAGAACTTCTCCACATCAGCGGGTTTACCGCCTTGCTCAATCATGCCGGACACAAATTTATCTTTTGCGGCCTCGATTTCATCAAGGTGTTTCTTTGACATGGCTCTGCGTATCACATCAGCCTCACCAAGGCTAAACCCGACAAGCTGGAACAACTGCATGATTTGTTCCTGATAAATAGCGCTGCCATAGGTCTTGCCAAGAATCTGTTCCATCTGCGGAATGATATAGTTCGGCTTTTCCGTTCCGTTCTTGACTTCTGTGATTTCAGGAATAGAATCCATCGGACCGGGACGATATGCGGCGTTCATAAGAATCACATCGTCAATCGAAGTCGGATTGAATCCCGTAAGTGCTTTCTTAATGCCATCGCTTTCGAACTGGAAAACGCCATTCGTACGACCACAGGCGTAGATATCTCTTATAACATTCAAGTCATCCGCTTTGTTGATGTCGTGAAAATGAACGGCAACCTTTTTGGTCGTCTTGATGTATTTAAGAGCAAGGTTCAAGATATCCAAGTTTTCAAGACCAAGGAAATCCATTTTCAGCAATCCGAGGGTTTTCTCGCACTCAACCATATCGCTCTCAATGACCCAGCAATTCTTTTCGTCATTCCAGAGCAGGGGAGCATATTCAGAGACAGGTTTATCTGCGATGATGACACCAGCGGCGTGAACACCGGTCTGAACGGGGATACCCTCCACGAGCATTGCATCGTCCAGCAGATGCTTTACCGTAAGATTGTTTTTGTATTGTGTCGCAAGGTCAGGATTTTCTTCCATTGCCTTCTTGATGGTCATTTTCGGCTTTGCCGGAATCATTTTCGCTACCATGTCGGCAGTATCTAACGGAACATCCGTGATACGGGCAACATTTCTTACAGCAGCTTTTGCGGCAAGCTTTCCCTCCGTGACGATATTGCAGACGGTACTGCGAAGTTCATCGACAGGGTAGGGGTCTTTGTACGCGTATTTGTTTGCGACATAATTGATAACTTTCCCTCGCACAAACGGAGCGAGGTCAGTGTCGATATCCGGCATCGATACGCGTTCCGGGTTCAAAAATCGTTCGAAAATCAAGTCATAGCGAAGAGGGTCAATGTCTGTAATGTCTGCAAGATAGCAGACGATAGAACCAGCCGCTGAACCACGACCCGGCCCGATTGCCGCTTCTCCACCAATCTTTCTTCCGTAGAAAATGAAGTCTTGGACGATTGCGATATAAGAGCTGTAGCCCATTTTTTCAATGACAGACAGCTCGTATTTCAAGCGCTCATCGACAGTTTTCATAAGCTCTGCGTACTTGTCATCCGGCATATCGCGTTTCGGATATTTCTGCGGAATCATTTTCCGGCAAAACTTATCGAGGTATTCAAGGGCTGTCTCACATCCTGCTGCATGAGCATCAAACTCAGGTAAGTGCATTCCGTAGCTGTAATACACATTACAGCTTCTGGCAATCACGGCTGTGTTCTCCATGCCCCTTTGCCAAATCGCATCATCAGGCTTTGCCAGCGCCTTCATTTCCTCATCAGATTTGAAGTATAGTTCTGTCAGTCCTTCTTCGGTTTCTTTTTCTGCCAACGGTGTATTGAACCGAAGCGATGCAATCAGGTTCCGTTTTCGCACATCATCTTTCGTTTTGAAATGCACATCATTGGCTACTGTCGGCTCAATCCCGGTTTCTTTGATTAAGCGATACAGATAGGGTCGTGCGTAGTCTTCTGACGCAATACCATGGTTCTGCAATTCGATGTAGAAGTTTTCATGACCAAAGATGGATTCCATCCGTTTCGCTGCTGTCACAGCATCCTGATATGCCTGCTCTGAATCGACTTTTTCAGCTTCCAATGCACGGTATTTTCCCATCTGCTTGATATAGGGCCGCGCACCTTTTTCGACCTCAGCTAACCGTTCTTTTGCACAGGCAAGGCGTTTCGGCGCTTGTTCTGCTTCTGCCTTGATTTCTGCTTCACGAGCAATGAGTTGCTCTGCTTTTTCCTGTTCTTCGATAACCGCCCTTAAAGTAATTACCGCTTTTTTCAGGTCAGCCCGCTTTTTTGCATTCTTATCGTTTTCATCGATGTTCTCGTCCAGAACTGTTGACTGTTCAGTTCCGTCTTCAAAATCACCGACAACAGCTTTCAGCTTTTCAATTTTCTTTTCAAGCTGAGCTTTTTTCTTTTCGTAGTCTTTTCCGCTCAGTTTTTTCAGGTCGCGCAGGTCAGCTTTTGCCTTTGTTGCTTTTTCCTTTGCATCCACGAGGTCTTGTTCTGCCTGTTTGACATCTTCTTCCGTGTAAGCATCACCAAGCTTTGCCAGCGCCATCGAAATCGCGTGCTGCTTATCGGCAATGTACCATGGACGAAGAATCAGGTAGGGGATATACCCACCGACACAGGCGCTCGTCGCAATCAAATGTCCGTGTCCTTCTGTTCCGGGACCAACGAAGCGTTCCAAGTCAGCCCATGTCATACGCGGCAATCCGCCTGTTTCCTGACCGTTCCATTTACCTTTGGGGCTCTTATTTAGCTGTGCAAGATTTTCGAGTTTGAACAGGGTTTTCTGTCCATTCCAATCCTTTGCGTAGAGAATCAGGTGGAATGAATCACGATTTCCCTCGACCTTTTCCGGCTGAAAATAGGCTTCCATACCCGGCACAAACTGGATGCTCTTCTCTGCTGCTTTTAAGAACAGCTTGCAGTATTTCTTCACATAAGGCCACATCTTATCGGTTGGATAGCGGATACTGTCTGTATCACCAATCGATTTGAGAATCTTATGGATTTCATCCTCAGGGACATTCGCTTCCTGCAATACGGCTTCGAGGTTCTTTTTCTCGTCCTTAGTTCTTGCTTTGATACCCTGATACAATCGCATCTGGTTCCCGTGGTCTGTTATAGCAAATGCTTGTCTGCCGTACCCTTTCGCTGTTTCCACAAAGTCATCCACTTTATTTACTGCATCACGAAACGATGCTTCGCTATGAGCATGAAGCTCCTGATAACCATGACATTTAGGAATCGCAGACCGGACATAATGCACATACAAACCGTAGTCGGCATTGTCTTTTGTCATAGAACGCTCCTTTCACTGTTATTTATATTATACCACATTTTGCTCTGTTGGTCAATCGCTCGTCTGGGTATGGCTTTTCTGAGCACTGCTATCGGACAGCTTCTCATAACCCATGCAGAAGTGGCTGCCATGAAGAGCTTTGGCCGAAGAAGAATATCCCTTGCGCATTGCGATGCGTTCTGAAGCTGTTGCAATGCTGTTGGGTTTTTACGCTCGAGCTGCTCTGAAGAACTGCTTCTACACTGAAAGCTTGTGCGTTCTGAAGTGTGCTGTTTCTCTAAAAGAGTTGAATCTCCTTAAGAGGGGAGAGTTGTTTTTTATATGCAACTACTGCTGTTAAGGAGGAATACTCTTAAGAAATCCGTTTCTTAAAAGCGACGCATGCCACCTCGTTCGCGAGGTTCGGCTGCTGCTCGTTGCACTGAGTCGGGGCAGCGACGCGGGCACAGGAACGCGCTGGCGTAGAACGCCGCGCTGCTGCGCCGCTAATAAACATACAATAGCCTTTGTGCGGTTACACTCAAGCACAATATTCAAAATCAGTCAAGAACTAAAAAGTACAGAAGGATTTCGAACGATGAAACGCTTAGCAAAAAACTCAGAGAACGCAGACCTGCACATTGTGGTCATCAAACCAGACAGGTGGAATCAGGATTGGAAGCTTCACATAACGTATCGTCACATCAGGTGAATCCAGTGAACGCGGTGCTACTGCTTCCTTGATTTTCTCAACACTCTCTTTCACAGTCGTGACAGCTTTTTGAGCAAGTTCAGGAATCGAAGACATCTTGCTGATGCGGCCGCGTACATACACAGCGCCAGCCATGATTCCTTCGAATGCGGAGTTCACGCAGTTGGAAGCCCATTTTCTGGTACGATGGAAGCGTGCTGCCAACTCAGTGATAGAGAGTTCCGGATTGTTGATGTGCATGATACGAACAGCGTTGCGCTCTTCAAGAAGATTCTTTTCCTTCACTGCGCGGGCGTTCTTTTTCTTGGTGGTATTCTTGGCGATTGCTTTGGGGACGGTCAGCTTGATTTGTTTGAGCTCCGCAGCGGTAATCTGTAGGGTCTCGATGATGTAGCTGTAAGGGAGAATGTAACCCGGCACATACGAGGTCGTTCCATCCGTGCAAACGACTTCGCTCAGCTTGGATGATATATGTCCAACAGCATTGTCCAGTTCTGTTTCCGACAGGGGATTTGCAAACTTGGAATTCAGCCAGATGGTTTTCTTCATCGCAATCGCAGGACCACGATGCTGGAAAATCGTATTGAAGTAGATGTACAGGAGCAGGTCGCGAATCCCGGTTGCAGGGACCTTGCTATAGTCGCGCAGTTCAAACAACCGTTCCAGAGCATCTGCCACGACACAGGTAGGCACAGGCTTACCGTCCTTCGTCACGGGTACTTTATTCTTTTTCTTCTTGCCCGCTTTGATGGTGGAGTCAGGTGCAGACAATGCGGAGAAGGAAAGCACAGAAGACAAGCCATCCTGACCAAAGAACTTACGAGTTTTCATCTCCTCATTGAAATAGACAATCTCAGAGACATTCTTGGTCTTCGCATTGGTGGTCCCCGGCAGACGAACAAGACCTGCTGCATTCTTGCTGGCAGCAACATCCACCTTCATCACAAATTCAGGGTGCTCATCATGAATCTTCTCACAGACTTGCTGAACTTTATCGATGATGGCTTCCGTCACCAGACGATACGCCTTCTTGTTCTTAGCTGCAATGCCGTCAAAGGAGTACCATACCTGCAAGCCGCGACCCGTATCCACAATAGCGGAGATGGGAGGAATTTCCACATCAAGGAGTTCTCCGTCTGCAGCATAAAGCAGTTCGGTTTTCAGAACATCCTTTTCCCATGCAACCATTCCGCTGCTGGACTCGTGGTCATCAATATCAATAACGATGTTGTTGTAGGTAAAGATATTGCCTTCCGTACGAGCAGGACGGCAGAAAGTATTCTTGGTGATGTAGTAGTTGTATTTCAGGACAGCCTTGAACTTCGTTTTCATAAACGTCTCAAGGTCACGCGGATATCCTGTCCAGACGAGATGCGGTTTACGACCCGGCTCCATCATCCAAATCTGAATGAAGGCAGAACGGTCACGATTCGAGTGCGCGGAAAGTTCATTGCAGGAGTAGAGTTGTTCGCGATGCAAATAACATCCGAAGAATCAATAAACTTCACGCGATAGAACTTTTTTCTTCTCCGCTTCTGAGGTGCCGCAGGGGTTTTGCCTTGCGGTGTTTGGGGAATTGTTTTTGTCATGAAAAAACCTCGCGAATAAAATAAAAGAGCCTTATTTTGCCACATGGTGGGCAATACAAGGCTCTTTGACTTCCTATACTATCGATATACCACATTATTCGATAATAATCAATCATTTTGAATGCCAAAATGTTGACATAATGATAATATTTTGGTATAATAATAATAGTAGTTGAGACAGAGATGCCTCGCTAGTAGTTGAGACAGAGATGCTTCGTAAGATACCTCTTGTCTCTTGTATCATTGAGAGGTGAACGGAAAAAGCAGACAAATATTGTACAAAATGCATGACAACTTATTGCTTCGTTTGTACAAGTTTGCTGTTGCAACCCGCATGGGTTGCGTTAGATTGAGTTAGATTGAAATGGCAGTCTTTGCACAGTTGCAACCCGTGTGGGTTGTGTTAGATTGAAATGCTTTATCTCAAATCTCTCAAAATCATCGACCATCAAGTGTTACAGCGCTTGATGGTCATTTCTTTTGCCAAGAAATGAAATTGATAAAGGCATCGGCTCTCGAATGATGCTTTCATCAGGCAAATGCGAATTTCTTATATTATATCAGATTTATTCGTTTCAGTCAATCTCCAAAGCCTACAAAAAATTGCCTCCTCTTTGTACGAGGAGGCTTTTGCTTTTTAGGATGTTTCGGCAGGGGACAGAAGCGTCAGAACCTCGTCCACGCTTTTCCCGCTTTCTTGAACCGCTGCAATAATGCGGGTGGCATCTGACTTTTCTTTTTCGGCCTTTAGGCTTTTAAGCTCTTCCTTCTTGCTGCGGATTTTCTCCTGTAAAGATTCAATCTCAGCACAGGTGGACTGGATACGGTCTTCCACGGATACAATAGTGCGTTTTCCTCGCGGCATATATCATCAACCCCTTTTCTGAGCATAATCATACCATTTGGAAAGAAAGAAAATTGTAGAACAATGCGAGAATGCTTCAGTATCCTCATCTATCTCACCAAAAAGAAGCGAGGACATCTCAACCGGTCTACCTGACCATGTTCAGATATCCTCGCAAGGGGTGCTCTTAGCGAAATACAAAGGTAGCTAATTTTTCTTTGCTCTTTTTCAGAGAGGCAGATTCAGCAACCATTTTGTGAACGGGTACTTCCTTATCCAAATCTCGCTTCATGTGTTCAAATGCCTTTTGGTCTTTTATAAAAAACTCTTTTGTAATAGATGTGGTCGCCATACCAGCACCTCCTCAGTAGCATATGATTTGCAGCAAGCTTATTCTACGCTTTCTTGTATTATTATCATACATGAATCTGTCGGAAATATCAATCATAATGTACGATATCATATGCCAGCTTTTTCCGGATACAATTGCACCATTCAAGAAAAAACATTTTGTAGAACTATTGTAACCGTAAGCAATGGACATATAAAAATTAAAAATGTATAATAAAGGTATACTACATTCGGCATATTGCATATGTGTTGACTATCTCGTATAAATATGGTATAATATAGACAGAGGGTAAGAGATAGGCCCTCCATAAACATAAAGGAGGTTCGCACATGGCAAAAAATGTTCGAAATCAAAAATACAATTTACATAAAAAGGAGAAACTCTATGAAGACTATGTCCGTTAAGGTATTTACCCGTATCGCGTGCCTGATTATGGCAGTCGCGATGGCCGTCAGTCTGGTTGGCTGCGGCGTCGATATCACCTCAGTGGGGCTGCCCACCGACATTGTGCTGGAAAAGGGTGAGACCCAGCAGCTCAATATCGAGTATGGCACCGACGACAAGGCCGAGCAGGAAAAGATTGCCGAGGCAGCATCCAAACTGAATCTCACTTGGACTTCCTCCGACGAAACGGTTGCAACCGTCGATGAGACCGGTCTGGTAACCGCAGTTGGTGCCGGTGAGACTGATGTCACGGTATCCGTTGCAGATGCCAATATTTCTTCCACGACCCATGTAAAGGTCGTGATTACCCCTACCGGAGTCGAGGCTCCCGATTCCATTGAGCTCGTCACGAACGGCGAGAACAGCAAGGCTCTTGGAGCCAAAATGACGCCCGAGGATGCAACCGAAGTCAAGCTGGC